CACTATCCCCAATCATCATTTCTCTCACAATTTGATACAGCACCGTTGAGAGTGCAAATTTATACGCTAAGAATCCAACAAACGTAGCACCATAATCAAAGTCAAACGCAAATGGTGCATTATTCCACGACACTTCAAAAGCAGCTGCACCTAGAGGTGCAAAGAACTCCTTCTGAATTGTCGAATTTTCGAATTTATCCACTCGATCAGAGAGAAGACTCACATACGTATAAGATGCTACCGCACCTAACATTGCAGATACACCTTGATCAGCGCCTTGTGTGATGAAGTAAGAAGCACTCAAAGCAGAACCATAAGCAGCCGTAGAATTTTTTAGAGTTTTTTTCAGGTGAGCATATTCAGTGTGAATTGGTTTACTGAAGGCGTAAGTGAGAGACATTTCTTGATTAAATGGGGTTAAAATCTTTATCTCAGTTAAATTTAGTAAATGCCTTGTCAACGTTGCCGAAAGAAATGTGGTGTTCCTATGAATTGTAAGTATTGTGGGGGTGATTTTTGTATGAAGTGTTTTCGTTTGGAAGTTCACAACTGTATAGGGATCGAAACGAAAAAGGAAGAACAACGTAAAGAACTCAAGGATAAACTAGCATATGAACCACCACCTAAACACTTAAAGATTTGATGGGTTGGTAGAGTAGAGTGGGAGACTCTATGATGCTGAGATGTCCGAGTGGTCTAAGGAGGGCGACTTAAGATCGCCTGTGCTATGCACGCGCGGGTTCGAACCCCGCTCTCAGCATATCGCACTCATAGCTCAGTGGTAGAGCGCAAGCTTAGTAAGCTTGAGGTCAGGGGTTCGAAACCCTTTGAGTGCAAATTGATTAAAAAGAATATTGTCTAATCACAAAATGAATAAGGACCGTCGTGCTGTCGTTATTCATGATGTGGCGTCTTTACTGTTTCTCGCGCCATTCTCGGCATTATGTGTGGCTGATGTATTTTTTAGCTATAAAGTGTACCCTATGTTTCTAACACATGCTCTCACTACGTACATGTCGTATGATCTCATGTGGATAATTCTTCAGCCGAAAATTATACACACTCTTAAAAATTTAATCATACTTCATCATTTAGTGTGTCTTCTAGCTCTTCTTAGACCTCTTATGCACCCCGAAGAGGCTTTTATACTTAGTTTTGCAGGTTTAGTTGAAATTGATACATCTTTATTAACCATTCGAAGACTTACTCCTAGAGATAGTTATTTTTACCCAACGATAGACCAGATGTACCATGCATCTAATGTAATCATCCGAGCTGGTTATGAGACCTGTATGACACTGTTACTATGGGTATTATATGCACGTGAGAGTATGTATACGAAATTACACGTTCTTGGATGTCAATATTTCATAAATATTTTCAGTTGTGGTATTTGTGCACTCACTTTTTCGAAGAGGAACCCCGCTTTGAAGGAGATTTAGTTTTTGGAATTGTGACTGGTCCATTGAAATTTTTTAATAGATTATTGTTATTTTTCTGGTTGTACTTGAAATTTTTGGGAGCGTAGCCACCTTCACTCTGTCGCATAAAGTAGCCTCGAAGCATTTCGTTACTATTGTTATACATCTTATCATACTTTAAGATTTAAATCTAATATACTAATAGTATGCAAATATTCGTGAAAACACTTACTGGAAAAACTATCACTCTTGAGGTTGAATCCTCTGACACTATCGATAACATCAAGGCTAAGATTCAAGATAAGGAAGGAATCCCCCCCGACCAGCAGCGACTCATCTTCGCTGGGAAGCAACTTGAGGATGGACGCACCCTAGCTGATTACAATATTCAAAAGGAGTCCACTTTACACCTAGTTCTCAGGCTCAGAGGTGGTGGGGACAAAGAATCCAAGCCCAAGCGTAAGCCTAACGCATACATGAACTTTGTCAAGAAGATACGACCCGAGGTTGTGAAAGAGAACCCAGATCTCAGTTTTACCGACATTGGTAAGAGGTTGGGTGAGATGTGGAGAGCTCTGACAGACGACGAAAAGAAAAAGTATATGAATAAATAAGCTTAAAAAAAAATGTTCATATAAACTATATGGAGAATTCTTGTACATCTTGCGGACCCGATGCAAAATGTATACATAAAATACCACGGTCACAATGTCGGGAATGTGGTGCACCATCTGCTTACATACCATTTTCTATCCAGCAGCGACCCATAGTTACAAACGATAACCCAGGGTTGACTTTCGATGAAATTGGTAAAAAATTAGGGGAGATGTGGAGAGCTCTCACCGATGACGAGAAGAAAAAATATACGAAGTAGGTAGTATATGTTCAAGTTTTTATTACAATTTGTAATGAAGGAGCGAATAAAAAGAAATATCTCCTATATTTGGTCAACCATCGACTTAAGGAATTGAGTTGTAATAAAAATAGATGCCTCTCGGAGTCAAAAAGCTCTCATTCGATGCTCGTTTGCCTACTCGTGGTTCTGATGGTGCTGTGGGATATGATTTATATAGCTCCGAAGATGCGACTGTACCGTGTCAAGCGGGGCGAGCTTTAGTCAGTATTGGTATTGCTCTCTCCATACCTGATGGTCTATATGGACGTGTAGCTCCCCGTTCTGGTCTAGCTGTGAAGCACTGCATCAATGTTGGTGCGGGTGTTATTGACCCAGATTATACCGGTGAAGTCAAGGTCGTCCTATTTAATCATGGCACGGAAGACTTTGAAATCAAGAAGGGTGATCGTATCGCTCAACTTATTTTGGAAAGGTGTGATACACCTATGATCAAGGAAATTGGTCTACTCGATGAGACACTCAGGGGTGACGGGGGCTTTGGATCTACTGGTCAATAAGTTCGTCTTTACAGAACCATAAATCCTCTGGTCTAGGCATAAAAAGTATACCATGACTCATGACCATAGATAACTTTGCTTTGTTTACATTCGGGTAAGACCATAATATCCACCTCTCCCAATATTCGGCCCGGAAGAAATCTTCCCAATCTTCTTTAGAACTTTCCCTAATTTTCAACATTTCTTTCTGTATCTCATACGGATTCGTCTCTATTCGCAGCTCCTTAGGAATGATAGCACCTTTCCTAAGAAGTTGTGCGCGCATAAGTCTTGGATTACCATGGTCTGGATAGTGCTGAAAACCCTTCTCACCAAAATCAATACTTCGTTTATTTGGTAAGGTGACCCTATATTTATGTGTAATCGAAGGACTTGATTGTAGGACGACGTGCATTATGATATCATATAAGGAATTAATATGATAAAAAAACATGCTTGAATACACGTCATACGACGGTATCAAAATCCAAGTTGGGCAGAGTGCAAAAGAAAATGACCAACTGACAATGACGAGTGATCCCAAACACTGGTGGATGCATGTAGCTGGCTGTCCAGGTGCACATGTTGTAGTATGCTACGAAGGAGACCAAATACCTAGAGAGACGAAAAGAGATGCTGCGGTTCTTGCTGTCTATCATAGTAAGGTACCAAAGACAAAGATGTCACCTGTAGATCTTGTTAGGGTTGACCAAATATCAAAGTACCAAAAATCGACTCATGGATTGGTAAATTTGGAAGGTGAAGTTATGCAACTCACAGTTTTCATGAATAAGGAAAAACCGAGACTTGATAGATTAAAGTAAACTTGTGTAAAGTCCAGCGAGACCACCGATAACGACGAGACGCCACTTCAGAACATCAAGGTGTCCAAACGACTACCAATTCTACCTTTAATCCAGGTATTAAATGCTAAAGATACCCGTGTTCCCGTACATGTGTTTGGTCTAGGTTTTACCTGGTGTGGTAAGGTAGATGGAAACATAATAAGTGTATCAGTCTTTACAGGTATTTCATACTCGTTTGCGACCCATGATGTTGGATGATTATCAGTAAATCTGAAATTACCAAATATTCCAGTATTTGGATCCATGATTGTAATTGCATCTCTTTCACATGTATCTATATATAATACAGCAGATACTATACTATTTGCATGCTTATGGCGTGGATGCATTTCACCATTTTTAGTCACATTTATACAAGAGGTGGTAATATATAACTCCATATCTTCACCAGAATTAACAATTTCTTTAAAATATTCATTAACGGAATCTGTCAACACTTTTTTTATATCACTGAATTCGTCATTATCGAGGATGTATAAATCTGAAGATACATTATTACCATCAGGGTATTTTATATATTTAAACTGTTTGATTTTAATAATTTCTAAAATTTTTTTATTTAATGTTTTGTCTATCTGAGTAATTCCTATTGGTGTAGGAAAAAACGATTCTATATGCATTGTATGATCGACAACTTCATCTTTGACTACAAATGGTAGCATTGAATTATAAGTATTTTTATTTTTTAAGTGTTAGTAATAATTCTAGACACTTGACTAATTGTGGGTACAGAAACACCAATCTTCTCTTGCATGACTCTCTTGTTCAGTTCAGGTTTAACACTTGAATGTAATAATCCTGCTGCGATACTTTTTGCGTGCCTGGACATGAGCGCGGGGGGAATATTGTTGATAAATTTCGAGAATCTTAAAGTGCCGTCATGAATATCAAGCTTGGTGCCCATCCATAGGATGTATTTCCAAATATTTTGTTGATAAGGTGTCAACTTTTTCGCGCCGGTCGCAGGAAATAAAAGAGTGCCACATGGCGTGATATAAAAGGGACGTTTTTTCGTCAAGTCATTACGAAATGATTTTTTTGAAGTCGTTTCAAGTTTAGCAACTTTTTTTTTCAGTTTTCTACACTTCTTTTTCAACTTTTGATTCTGCAATACAAGTTCGGTGACACCAGATTTCACCTTGCGAACAGAATCAAGAGTTGGAGTTTTACGAGTTTTAGTTTTCACCATGTTGGATGTTTTGAACTTACTTTTTCAAAATTTACATACGACTTAGGTTTGGTTTAGTTACCGAACGCGACACCAGCCATACCATCCTTGATACGAAGGATGTTATAGTTGACCGCGTACACCCGATGAAGAGCGTTACCACCCGTTGGGTTTACAAGGGTGAGTTTAGCATTATCAATGCGACTGAAATTTAATGTACCTGTTGGTTGCATCTTGCTGAGGTTGATGCAGAATGGCCAGGTGAAAGTGGGAAGATCCTCGAGAATGTCATCTGGGAGGTCACTACTGTGCATCTCAGGGACAACGGTGTGGTGATAGACTGCGGAGGTATCCTCGAAAAGAGGAGTACCGTTGATGTAAAGTGTAGAACTGGAGAAAGTATACTCTGAATCCCAGTCATTACCCGTCGCCTTACCGGATACAAGGTGGAGAGACTTGACGGGGTGGTTGAAATAACTGATGTCAATATCGGTATCCGTTTTCGTCGCGAGTTGGTGTTGGGTTTGGGTGATGAGCATCTCATGCTCAGTGTCAGTGAAGTACTTACGCTCATCTGTATCTAAATACACGTAGTTACCCCAAATCTTAGGGGTGGAACCGGGAGTAAACCCATCCCTGCATTTAATGCGTATCTCAACGTCATGAAATTGTAATGCCACGAGTGGTAGACACTTGGTGTAATCTTCTCCAAAGAAGAAAGGAATAATATAATGATCACCACCATGATTAGCCTTCTTGTTATTGGTGGTTACGGCATACGAAGCCTTGGCAGCACTGTCACGTAACAAGGGGTTGTGTACACCCTGAATGAAGAGTGAATCAAGCTGGGAGACCTTTTGACCACCTATCCAGAGCTGGAATTCCGTAGGGTTAGAGGCATTCTGAGAAAAGAGACCGGCGGTGTTGTTTTGTACACTGGCAATATTGGTAGCCTCAATCCAGATGTAGCTCATGAGGTCACCCTTAGAGCGGATGGGAATAGTAATTTCATTGTTCGCACCAAATGTACCAATGTAATCCATGCGCTCTGGCTTCATAGCGAAGTTGGCATGACGCTTGT